TCATTGTAAATTCGACATGGCACTGATTGTTGATTGAGCTAGGGAAAAATCATCCAACACAGACCCTTTAGATTGATTATTCTGTTGAGGGAGAGATAAACGGCATGAAATCTTATAAGGCTCTCCTGAATAAGATTTAAGCCATGCATCACATGGAGACGATGGAGTTAATGTCAAACCATAATGGAGATGGTCAAAAGAACGATCATATCTATCATGGAGAGCATAATCATAAGTCACTGTACCATCATCACGAATAATCATTATATGGCCTGTAATATACACACCTTGTAAATAATCTGGGACACGACTAACAACTTGTCTCTGTGAGTTATTTGGTGATGTAGTTTGAGATGAAGAAGTAACCTGGGATGTTTCAGGATCTTGTTTCAAGACTAAAGACCAGACATAGAAAGGCGAAACAATAAAGAAAAACAAAGCCAAAAGGCGCAGATATAAACCTGAACGTTTGTTATTTTCTGTAAAAGTCGATGGCTCAGCGTACCAATCATTAAGGGTTTTACCAGGTAAATAACTAAACGATGCTCGCATATCCACTTGTTTATCGTTCAGGTCTTCATAATCCACCTGAAAGATTTGATTAGTATCGTAAGTGCCAAAAAAGTCTTTAGGCCTGTAAGTCTCTGAATAATAAGGCTTGTTACCCTGTCTTTGTTTTTCCTCGACGGTAAGACGCTCTATTGATATGAGGCAATATTGATGTAGATTGCTGCTTACCCTTTGTTTTAACTAGTTTGTAAAAATCATAAAGCGTTGAAAAAATAGGGATACGAAAATAATCTAATCGAGTACAACAAATAAAGTTCTCACCAAGTGCATTCAATGCTTGTTTATCGACTGATTCGGGGTCTTGAACGGCGATATAAATGTCCCAACCTAACTTACGGATCATAACAAGCTTTTGAATAAGTTCTCTGCGCCCTTTTTGATTCCAATCTCTTGAATTTAACCAAAAAACACCTTCATCAAGGAAAAGACCACCAAGTTGTTTTTTTTCTTCTTCGGGACAACCTCGACCTAACTGATCTAAATCTTCCAATCGAAAAACAGAAGGAATACGACTAATAGGCTCGATGGTATTAGGACAAAGGACATCAGGAAAAAGATCCACATTCGTTGCAACTCTAGAGCCTCTGGCTAAATACTCTTTGATTTTTCGAGCAATAAAAATTCCCTTACCTGCTCCTAATGTGCCATATACAAAATAAGAACTCATAATTACGCACCATTTGAAGATAGTTTGATGATTTTAGACTTCATAATGAAAACCTGGGCAACAACATGAGCGGAAAAAATAGCCCCCATACACTGAGAAATATTGCCAGGAAGTAAGGCTAATCCAGCTGCAACATTACCTGTAGGCAACACAGGCTGAAATGTAAAAACGCTTGATACTGCTGCCATGAAAGCAATGTATAGAGCCAAATACATTGAAATCATAATGCCAAGAAAAACAAAGCGATTCGTAGTAGAAAAAACCTGAATACCAATAAGGCTACCTAACCACTGCCCTATTTTTGCAAATAATGCTCCCATTAAAGACTCCTAACTGTACGAGTGAAAATCATGTAAATATTCAGTGCTGTTAAGAGATAAAGAGACCATTCTAGCGTAGGCCTTACAAACTCTTCATAGGGTGCACAATGCGAATCAAAAATAACGTCCGTATCAATATCCCCAATAGAAAGGCGAACCGTAAATGGAAGGCATTGACCGCCACCATAAGAGAGATAACCAAAAGGGTTAAACTCCCACTCAGGAACATCAACCGAGACAGAGTTATTAATGAAATCGTTCATCGCTGTTGTGATTTCATTTTTAGAGCTAGTTAAATCACCATCACCAATAGAACTCGAAGCCTGGGCTAAATTAGCATCGGTATAAGTGTAATATTCCTCAAAAGTCATTGGGCCAATAACTGGCAATGGATTAGAAGCAGACCAATTACCATCCGGTTTAGTATTACCATCAGGATTTGGATTAGGAATACCAGTACCATTTGCGTTAGCTGATGTAATAGCTGAGTTGCCCCCTGCTACAGTGTGAGCAAGGTAGTACGCGTCATCCCAATATTGAGGGGGAATATAATGATCAACTGTAGGGTCAGCATTTTGACCTAAACCTCGAGAGATCCAATCTGCATAAATCCAAAGTTGATCACCAACACCAGGAATAGGACGGCCATCAGGCATTGTAGGAGGCGGAGGAACTTGAATATCAGGTTTTAAATCAGGGTGCAAAACGCCATTAGAGTCACTAAAAGCAAATTTTTGGTCATGCTCTGGTTGAGAAGAAACCCAAGCATAAAAATCAGTTTCAATTTCCTTATCAGTAGCCGGGCGCTGACTTGGATTCTCTGGCTCATAATCAGGCTGACAAGTAGAAACAGAAGAACTAGAAGAAGAACAAGAAGAACGAGAAACATAGATAGAAACGATCGATGTTTGACCATTACTCAATTGACGTCGGTATTCAGCAGAATTAGAAGTAATAGACACAGGGAGCACACCAACACAAGAAACTGAAGAAGAGGGAAAAGAGGCGCAATCCATATTAGCAACTTGTAAAGGAGTGGAAGCAACATAGTCACCAAGAAACCAGTAAAAACCTTTCTCAGGGGATACGTCACCTTCAGGCGTTGGAGTCACTTCCGGATTAGTTAAAATTTCATCGCCAACAATCAAGAATCCAGCCGCGGCCAAACCCGATGCAATAAATGGAACTAACTTCCCCTTACCTTTTAAAAAAGAAAGATACTTTGATTTAGAAAGCTTACCTTGAGATTGATAAAGAGGATCGTTTGCTGCAAAACCTCTAGCAATAACGTCCAGGGCGATTTCTGATGCTAAAAAACGCACTGCATTAGAACCAAGGCCAACAGCTACAGCAGGTAAAAAAGCATGAGCTTGGTAAACAGGAAAAAACGAGATCCAAAAACAAAGAAAGTAGACACTTAAACGTTTAGTCATAAAAACCTCGATCAAAAAAGGCGCACAAATGCACGCCTTAGTTAAAGTGGAGACACTTGTTAGAAATAAAAATTAAGATGCACCGGAGGCAATAAATGACTTAACAAGACCAAACCCAACACGACCACCAAGAACAATGGCCAGAATTGAAAAACCTGCTGCAATAGCAATGCCGGCATCGGATGTTACACCTGCGACAATGCCGTCAACGGTTGCTTGGTCAAGTGCTGCATGAGCAGTTGAAACCAGAGTAGAAGCAGAAATAACAACTGCTGTGGTGATTGTTTTTTTCATAAGAAAAACTCCATAGTTTAGTTAGACGCTGTCGTTACAATATTTCTGAGATAACGGAGCGTGATACCAGAGGCTAAACCAGTTAGCCAAACAACGAAGCCACTGCTGATTAGGTCAATAGCTCCAATACTTTGCGTTACAACCTCTTCCATAACTACACCTAAAGATTAGCGTTAAAGCCCAACGCAAAAAGAATGAGATAACAAAGAGTTATTTGGTACTCCATAAACTCATAGGCTAAGGCGTCAGACATGGTTAGTTTTTAGGTAATTGAGCTTTTGACAGTAGCTGAAACGATTTGAGAACCGCTACAGGTTGACCCTTTTTCACTGACATGCCGATATCAGCATCAACAGCGATTGGGGACTGTGCTTCAACCAATGCTTTCACCAACGCTTTAGCAACAGCGTTATCATTGGCAGTATCAACGCTCATTTTTGCTACCTGTGCACCGGCTACTTGTAGGTCAGAACGGAAGTCTTCACAGGTTTGACAGTTTGCCCATGCTTGACCTGATTCTAGATTGCCGTATTGAGCGAAATTAATGGTAGTTCTCATGGTGAAATCCTCTTTTGTTCGTTGGGTTTGTATTGAGTGCGAGCGTGTTTGTCATTAGGTTCATGGAAAACCAGCTCACTGGTTCCATCAGCAAATAAAACAAATGACATAGCTGTTTTTTGATTAAGGCGAACTTCTCGACCTGCTTGAAGAGAGCGAGCATAAAGAGATGGCAAATTATGAGACTCTAAAGAATCCCGAATCGTATCGAGCTCAGTTAAGGGAGCTTCTACGTATTCTTCATCATTGAGCCATGCAAGCAGCTTCTCATTCGTATCTAAAACGCCTAGGTCTGGTTCCTGGTAATTGGCTGGTCTTTGATTATCAAAATCAAAAGTAAAGACCTCAGCCAAAGGGAGTTGCTCGGTATTATGTAGGTTTTGTAATTGAGACTTAGAAAGACCGATAGCGGTTAAGTCTCTTACCCCATCGTAAAAAGTAGATTTCGCCATTGTGTTTCTTACCTGTTCATAAGTCGAATGCTTCAAGCGGTCATACAATCCAAATAAACGCTTTGCTTTACTGGTACGTAGCTTGCCGTTTTTATCAAGAGTGTCGTAATGCTCATGAAGCAGTGACATGATTTTGTTGTCGTGAACAACGGAGATTGTGGAATCTTGCACAGCAGACAATAAGTCTTTCAT